AAGTTTTGATGAGGCTCTAACTAACTAACTAACTAACTAACTAACTAACTAACTAATAAGGTGAATTATGTCTATTTTTATAAGTACTGAAATAATGTGCAATGAAGAGCAAAAAACAGCTTTAAGTTATCTTATTGAGGCAAAAGTTAAAACTGAAGATTGTCTATCTTTTCTAGAAAAAATTGAAGAGCTTGCATATAAATTAAAAGAAGCAAAAGCGCTGCATTATGATTTAACAAGTGCGCAAATGTTTAGTGCTTTGCATGCTGAAATACTAGAACAAAGTATAGAAGAAATGACGCAAGGACTAATAATAAATATAATTAATTTGCGGCCTTTAGGCTATTTAAAACACGCTTTAATAATAGCTTGTATTGTAGTTGAAGGTTTAGGATATAATAAAGCTTTAATTAATGAGGTGAAAGAATTACTAAAAGATTTATAATCTAACTTTCTGCTAGCTTTCCTATCTAAAACCTTACTAGCTTTTATTAGTAGTAAGGTTTTTTTTGCGTATAGCTTTCCTGCTTGCTTCTTCGCTTCTTCTCTTCTTACTAAGCTTGAAGAAATAAATTTGTCCACTTGTCAGAAATGCCAAATGCCGACAAAATGACATTTTGCCATTGTGCCGACACCTTTTCCGAAAAGTATCTATATATTTGTGCCTCTTTTTCACCTCCCTTTCTAGCTAACTTCTATCATTCTGTATTTATCTCTATCATTCTGTATTTATCTCTAGATTTCTAGCTAGCTATCTGTAAGTTTCTAGCTAGCTATCTTTAATTTCTAGCTAAAAATTATTTATATTATTTATTATATTTTAAAATTAAAGACAGGTAGAAAATATACATCAAATAGAAATAGAGATGTATTATACCTTATAAGTAGTGATATATAGATATAGCTAAGAATGATATATACACCTACTAGCTAATATCTAATGGTATACAGGGTTAGGTGCATCTGATGATTGGTAGTAACTGGGTAAGATAGACAGAAAAAGAGGCCCATATATAGACCGAAACATGTATATTTTTCGTTGGCACTATGGCATAATGGCATATGTCGGCACTTTTTGGCAATTTGGCGAGCCTGCCAAAATTCAAAATTCATGCCAACTACAAAAACTATTTTACTCTTACCTTACAAAGGAATCCGCCTATGTCTACCAAATCTACTACCCAGCGCTACCGTCCTTCTCTTACCGCTGTTCAGATAGCTTGGATAGTTACTAAAGCTAAGACGGAGCTACCTATCTCTGATACTGCATTCAGTGTGATAGCCTCACTAGATCCATTTCTAACTAAGATAGCTAATAGGTCTATTACTCCTAGCTATGTTGTATCTAACAAGCCGCTAGCTAATAGTCTGGAGGCTTTAGGCGCGGCTTCAGAGATAGGCAATACCTATAATCCTTCTAATAACTTAGCTAATAGCTTAATAAGAGAAGGAGTAACCAAGGAGCAGCTATGGGAAGAATGCTATAAGAAATATATGGCTTCACCTGCTAGCTGTACTCTTACAGAAATAGAATGTGCGCAAGAACATAGATATCTGAATGATCTTATGACAGAAGAAGAGATAGCAGCTTTTGAAAAAGATCAATTTACTAGATATTCCTGATATTCCTGATATTTCTGACATTCCTATAATAAAACTATCATCCCTATTACAGAGGACTAAATTATTTATGGCTACTATAACATGCGCCATATCTGGTATAAGCTTTAAGTCTGATTATATGACTGCACTTAATATATCTTATACAGAAGGCTACTTTCATCCAGTGTTTGCTGCGAACCACCAACAGCTACACTATCTTTATTCCTTGCACACATCAGGTAAGCTATCTGCTTCTGATAGCTATCTTACATTTCTGGCTCTTCTTCATAGCTCAGGAAAAATAGAGTGGAGACATCCAGCTACTATAGACCCTACCTCTAAAGCTACCAGATCACTTATAGAGAATAACATAGCTCAGTTAGTATCCGTATTAGCTATGACTGATGCTATTAAACACCCTGGTTTTAAACAGCCGCGCTACACTATTACTCATAATAATTCTGATCTGGAGCAGGTAGGTTTCTGGATAAGGGCCTGGCAAGATAATATAAACTCTTTCCATACTTATAGAGCAGGTCTCTCAGACAGGAAAGAGCTAGCTAAGATAGAGAACTATCTATCTACTCTTATTCTATCAGGTGAAGAGACTAAGAACTACTCTCATATAGTAGCAGATTGGGCGGATATAGCAGCAGACTTCCCGGCAGCTAAAAGGGAAGAATGGAAGCGAATAATAAGAACCTGCTTTAATGTTACTAAAATGTTTAATACTCCTTTATCCTCACTAAAAGAAATAAAAGACTATTGCGAATGTAATATAGAAGTAGGCTCAATCCACTTTCATACTCTTTCAGAAGTTCTTAAGAAAGGTATAAGCTGCCATGTAGACTATTTAGGCGGCTCCACTCTAGCTAGAGGCTATGAACTATTGCCAGATTTGGCAGACAGTGATACATTAGAAGCTATGCTAGCTAATGAAAAAGCAGTATCTGATATTATAGCGAAAGCACCGAAAGAAGAACCTAAGAAGGAGAATTACTCTTCTCAATTAGATTATCTTAAAGCTAAGCTAGCGTATAGAGCTGCTAGGAATGCTATAAAAGAAAATGAATTAAACAAACTAGGGCTATAGGAGTTACCAATGATTAAACTAAATATGGCTGAGCTAATAGCTAGAGCTAGAGAGAAGAAAGAAGCAGAGATAAAAACGGCCTGCGATCCGCTACCTATAGATGCCTCTATAGAGATGCCAGCAGCTAAGCCGAAACCTAAGCCTCTTACTGCTATAGATATCTTAAGAGCTAAACTAGCAGAAGCAAAAGCACAAAAAGCTGTTAGTTCTAAAGATCCAGTAGTTAACGCTACAGAAAAAGATATAGTTATAGCTACAGAAAGCAATCCACCGCTACCGATACCTACACCTGCTCCCATAGAAGCTATCACTGGCATGGCAGGCGAAAATATCTCTTATAACTCTCAGCAACAAGAATTTATAGATACTGTATCTACAGGTAAAAGCGCTGTTCTTATAGGTGCAGCCGGTACCGGTAAAACTACCTGTTCACAAGGCGCTATTAAAGCTCTTATAGCTAGCTCTACTATACCTGTCTTACAGGCTGATGGACATAAGTATCTTAAAGATGGCGCACCTGGAATAGTTATGACTGCCTTTACTAGGCGCGCGGTAAATAACATTCGTAAAGTGCAATCCGCCGATCTTAAGCATAACTGTATCACTGTACATAAGCTCTTAGAATACGGACCAGAATACTTTGAGGTAGAAGATCCAGAAACAGGCTTACCTAGAAGAACTATGCGTTTTATTCCTTCTAGGAATAGTTCCAATCCGCTACCAACTTCAATCCACACTATTATAGTAGAAGAAGCTTCTATGTTATCTCTAGATCTATACGCCGAACTTTGTGAAGCATTATTGCATCCAGTGCAGTGGATCTTTATAGGAGATATACAACAGCTACCTCCAGTATTTGGGCCTGCTATCTTAGGTTTCAAACTTCTAGAGCTACCTTCTATAGAACTGACACAAGTATATAGACAAGCATTAGAGTCTCCTATTATCAAATTAGCTCATAGAATCTTATCAGGTAAACCTATTCTAGCCAAGGAGTACCTTGACTGGAAAACAGAAGGTCAGCTTACTTTGCATCCCTGGAAGAAGAAACTATCTGCGGAGCATGCAGTTCTTACACTAGCAGCTTTCTTTAATGCAGCTATAGATAATAGCTCTTATGATCCGGAAGAGGATATGATCCTTATACCTTATAATAAAGCTTGTGGAACTATAGAACTTAATGCTCAAATAGCGAACCACCTAGCTAGAAAGCGACACGCTAAAACCTATGAGATAATGGCAGGCTTTAATAAGCATTATCTATCTATAGGAGATCGCGTACTATATGATAGAGAGGATGCTGAGATAATAGATATAACTCCTAATTCTACCTATAGCGGAACTAGAGTACAGCCTGCATCTTATCACTTAGATTACTGGGGCTGTAATCCTAAGCTAGAGGAGGAAATGGCAGCTAGCAGAGGTAACTTCTATACTCCTGATACTATGGATGTAGACTTACTTTTAGATCAGATAGCTAATACAGAAGATAGAACTACGCGCGCTTCTCATATTATAGTTATCCGATTATTAGATACAGGTAATGAGCTGACAATAGATAAATCTGCCGAAGTAAACGGTTTACTTTTATCTTATGCTCTTACAGTACATAAATCTCAAGGCTCTGAGTGGAGAAAAGTGTTTGTCTGTCTTCATCAGTCTCATGCTACTATGCTGCAACGAGAGCTTCTCTATACAGCAGTTACCAGAGCTAGAGAAGAGCTATATGTAATATGCGAACCAGAGTCTTTCACTAAAGGTATTACATCTCAAAGAATTAAAGGTAATACTCTAGCAGAGAAGGCAGAATACTTTAAAGGTAAGATATCTTAGTTACTAGTAACTAGTTACTAGCAGCGATCCACCAATCCAATCCACTATAGGAGTTTATACTCACCATGCAATCCACCGGACTATTAATAACAGCTCTAATAGGTATAGCTTGTCTAGCTTATAGTACCTATCTAGAGCAGAAAAGAATACAAATAGGCTTTGAAAGCGCTTTCTCTTTCACACTATTCTTAACAGGACTAGTATTAATCTTAACCTCTATAGGAGTAGAATACTAATATGATTTCATCTATCCATACCGATACACATACACAGAAACGCTGTGCGCAATACTCTCTTATATTCACTATACCTCTTAAAGAGCTAAAAGCTGCGAATATCTCGATACAGAGAAATCTTAGTACAGGCTTAGGTTTACAGGATCTTATAGATATACCTGACTACCCTCACACTAAGATAGTCTGTAAAGTAATAGAAGAGTATAATATAGTACTTATCCGCTCTTTATCTCCAACTATGACTGCTGCCATTAAAACTAGCTTACTATCTAAAAAGGTGCCTTATGCAATACTCCAGATTTAGTGCTCTAGCTGGCAGAAAAAAAACTTCTTGACGACTTCGTTATAAAATTATAATATAATCTTTCTTGAATGCGGAAATACTTTTCCCTTCACTAACCGATAGGTAATTACCGGCTACTAGTTACTGTCTGGTAACTACCTGTCACCACTACCAGCTAATAGCTAAGGATTTTAAAATGTCAGAACTTACCCAACAAGCAGTAACCGAAAACAACGAATCAAGCCAGCAAGAAACAACCAAGGTAATTGAAGTACAGAATCCAACAGCGGAAGAAATGTCTTCTATTACCTCTACTATTAAAGCTAACTATGATTTTGATGTAGATGTTAAACCCGTTATCTTTAACTTCAAGAAGTCTAAAGATAAAGATACCGGTATTGAAACCATTCGTAAACCTGTACAATTAGCTATACCTTATCCTTCTGTGCAAGGTCTTATTAACATCATCGAAAAAGGCGGCAAAGGTTTAGAACTAGTAATGGAAGCTATGGCTTCTGTAGTGGATAGCGCAGCTCGCGACATTCTTCATGAAGGTCTTACTCTTACAGCTGCTACATTCCCAGCGGATAAAGTAGCTTGGGAGTTCATTGCTAACTTACCTAAAGCTCAGCGTAAGGGTGGCGGTCTTCCTAAGGAGACTTGGGAAGCATTCGCACAAGATTACTGTGAAGTCATGCCTGCTATTACTGGCAAGTCTCCAGAGCAAGTTGCGAATGCGGCTAAAATCTTGCAGAACAAATTCTCAGCAGTTAAAACTAATGAAGCTGTATTGAATCTTCTGGTGGATCAGCTAGCAGTCTATGCTGAACACTCTCCTAATGCAGAAGAGTATGAAGAATGTATTGATTTCTTGTTAAATAAAGCTGATGCCTTACTGAATGTATCGCCTGAAGAGCTGTTAGCTAACCTGTAATACCTACCGATACCGTCTCCTTGTAGTACTTTACCTTCTAGTGATGTTAGTCTTCTGTCACTAGAGGGTCTTTTTATACTAGCTTTCTATCTATGAGAGTTAATATAAAAAAGATAATGACTAATAATCCACTATCTATCTATCTATCTATCTATCTATCTATCTATCTATCTATCTAACAGGTCTTCAAGAATGAGGCAATATGAACCTATCTGGCTTAAGCTAAAAGAGAATAATAAGGCTTCTATCTCTGCTGCACCTGCTTTACACAGAAGAATTATACAAGCAGTTAGAAAGGAGAAAGCTAGAGATATAGGTTGGAGATATCTAGTTAAAGAAAATAAAAAAAGATACGAATTAAAAGAAACCGTAATAGGTAAGATAATTACATTTAAACTAGTAGAGTTGGAATATATCCCTAAACTAGAAGATCTGTAATATCTATAAGCGCCATTACCCTTTTGTAATAAACCGGAGACTATACTAATGACTACACCTACCCAGAATACTCTTACCCAGAATAATCCCGCTCACTTTGAGATAAGACAGAAGCTGGCTGAACTAGAGCAAGCACTCTTAACCTCTACTCCTAATGTGCCTTCCTTGCTGCGAGATATCCACCGCACTCTTAAAGCAGACAGCGATCTTGTAACTATTCTTACAGAAGAAGAGTGCTCTATCATAGTAGCTGGCCTTAAGAAACAGACCTCTACTGAGATAGCTGCTACCTCTCTTAAGAAAGGTACGTCTAAAGCTATGTCTAAAATTACTGTTAGTGATCTGTAGATAGGTGCAGCATAATGCTTACGCTATCGCTATCAGAAAGATTAGCAGCCCTTAGAGAAACAGCTAATACTTCTGCGCGTTCCTCTTCTAATAATCCGACACCTCTTTCTGTATATCTTACTATCTATAATAAAGCTAGGGATATTAGCGGCACTATAAATGGCGATTGCTATAAGAATTATATGGAAGGAGCGAAATTATTAAGAGACTGGCTAGCTCCGATAGATTTAGCAGAAGTTGAGTTATCTGCCTGCCGTCCACTATCTGCTAGATCTATTCCTGCTATAGTTCATAGCTATGAGGTACATAAGATAGCAGACGTATTAGTACCGGCTCCTATATCTAGTAGCCTAGAATTCTACCAGTGCTTAGCAAGAAGAAATAAACTAACAAGCGCTATAATCTATCTCTCCTTAAAGGAGTTTTGTAATGACTATGAAGACTGTAAGCAATAAAAAAGATTTCGATTCTCTGCTAGATAGCATTGAATTACACCAAGAACCCGCCGATCTTAAAGAAGGCTTCTCTGTTGAGGGGCTATTAGATAGCGAGTTACACCCAGCTTCTGACTCCCCTAATCTAATACCTGTTATAGAGCTAGATGCCGGAGAGATAGATCCTAGATTGAAGCTGCTATCTCACAGCTCTCGTACTCTCTTACATACTTGTCCTAGGAAGTACCAACTGTACCGCCTCTCTTCAAAAGAAATATCTACTGAATCTATCAAAGAAGAAGAAAGCAGAGTTACCTTTGCTTATGGTAAAGCTGTAGGTATGGGTGTGCAATCCACCTTAGAGAATAAATCAGAGACTCAGATTCTCTTAGATACATTTCTCGAATGGGATACTGATCTATTAGAAGCTACACCTAGACAGAATAAATCCTTCTGGTTAGCTGTGTTTGCTACTCAGAAGTTTATCTCTCTTAGAGATGGCGGCTTTCTTGATGAGTATGAATTAGTATATTACCAAGGTAAGCCGGCAGTAGAACTAGCGTTTCAAGTTTTATTACCTGATGGATTCAAATATCGCGGCTTCGTAGATGCGGTCTTAAAGCATAAAGTTACAGGGGTTATCCTAGTTTTAGAGCTAAAGACTTCTAGCGGCGTAGCTAACCCAGCTAATTTCAAAAACTCAGGCCAAGCATTAGGGTATTCTGTAATCTTAGACATACTCTTTCCTGAGATGTCATCCTATACTGTCTTATACCTAGTGTATGAAACAAAGGCTATGACTTATAAAGAGTTACCCTTTACTAAGTCTCTGTTACAGCGCGCTCTTTGGCTGCAGGAACTTCTTATAGATACCAATATCATTAAGCTCTATGATAGCTATGATACCTATCCTATGCAAGGGCACTCTTGCTTTAACTTTTTCAGAGAGTGTGAGTATCTAGGATTATGTACTCTCAAAACTGAGAACTTAACTAAGCCGCTGACTGCTCCTATACTAGAAGCAATAGCAGAGGCAGAAGAGAAGTATACTTTTAATATAGACTTCTATGATCTAGTAGAAGCACAGATAGCGAAAGGAGATTTATGATGTTATGTATAGATGATAACAGCGAACTAAAGCGCTTTGAAGATGACGAATCCCGAGCTTATGAAGTGGATACCTCTCACTACAGAAAGCTTGACACTGACAGTCTAATGTCTAGCTATGCAGAATACAGCGAAGATCCAACAGCGGCGTATATAGATACGTACTCTAATATAGTAGAGATAGTACCTAAAGATAGCTCCAGACTCAAAAACAGTTCGCTTATATCTTTCTTCTCTTTTGAGCACGCTACAGATAAAGCTATATTTATCACTTATGTAGCTAATGAAGGTACAGGTGAGATTGTAAATCAGTGGATACCTATAAGGGTATGTAAGAACTTAGGTGTATCTGCCTGTACTGTATATGTCTGGGATGTATTTGCTGAAAAAGTGGGGTTGATATAATGGATACGCCATCTAAGAGATTGCCTATACCTACAGGTAGCTATAAAACACCTATGCAGGTAGCGCTTAAAGTTGCGGAAGTTAGCTACCCAGTTAAGAAACTGAAAACTAGGGTTAAAGATATCTCCCTTCAAATAGCTAGAAAGCATAAGCTTATAGATGAGATAGTAGAGCGCCTGTATAGCTTAGAGAGAAAGGATTATGAGAGGGCTAAGAAAAAAATAGCTTGCTTGGAGCTGGATATATCCTTACTAGAAGATAAGAGACAGCGAGTATTAATTAAGCTGGAGCTTAAAAACAAAGCTATAGTTACAACAACTGCCGGAGTTTTCTATCATGGCTAAACTATCCAGTAAAAGCACTTCTTCTACTCATAGAATTATAGTATACGGCGCCCCTAAGTCAGGTAAGACTCAGTTAGTAGGGCAGTTAGCTGAGTGCTATAATCTTATCTGGGTAGATATGGAGAATGGGCATGAGACTTTATTTAAATTACCTACTGACTGGCAAGATAGAATAGAGCTTATTAACTTACCTGATACTAGGTCTTATCCTATAGCGGCAGAGACTGTATTAAAGATGGTTAAAGGGGCTGTCTCTATCTGCGAAACTCACGGTAAAGTAAGCTGCATGATCTGTAAGAAGGAAGGTGCAGCTACTGTAGATATTAATCTGCCTGCTCTTAGCAGCGATACAGTAGTAGTATTCGATTCTCTTACCCAGCTTACCTCTTCTTGTATAGCTCAGATCACCAAGAACCAACCGGATGACTATAAGCTAGACTACAATGACTGGGGTAATCTAGGTAAGCTTCTCGATATCTTCCTGTCTCATATTCAGCAAGCTAACTATAATGTAGTAGTTATCTCTCACGAAACTGAGGCAGAGACAGAAGGTAAGAAGAATGTGCTAGTACCTGTTGGTGGCACTAAGGCTTATAGTAGGAATGTAGCTAAATTCTTTGATCATGTTATATATGCAGAGAGAAAGAATAAGAAGCATACCTTTGCTTCCTCTACGCAATACGCTACTAACATTCTTACAGGTTCTCGTTCTGATGTAGTGCTAGAAGGTACTGAGAAACCTACTTTACTAGCTATATTTAAACCGGAGCTAGCACCGAAGATGGCTACGAAAGATAAACCGACAGATAAAGGAGCTACCTCCTCTGTAGCTGTAGGTACTTCCGCTGCCAGTACTAAAGATATTCTGGCTAGACTTAAAAAGAAAGTATAAGTCTAGTTAGTGTAATGGAACCGCTGGTATACCGGACCAAAATAAAGTAGTATACTCATTACGGAGTAATAAATTAAATCAATACTTAACTCAATCAATCCATTGTAGGAATATTATTATGTCAAATTTAGATTCTTTATTAGATGCAACTCTTGATGACTTAGCAGATCTGCCTGAGTTTAAACCGTTCCCTGTTGGCGCCCATCGTGTCTTAGCTAGCTTTGCTACTAAAGAGATTAACGGTAAAGCCGCCGTTGAATTGGTATTTAAGTATCAGGAAGCAGTAGAGCTAGCTGATCTGCAAGATGCTGAACCTAAAGCTGGTGATACTTCTGGTACCGTGTTCATGCTAGATAATGAATATGGCCAAGGCAATCTTAAGAAGTGCGCATTACCTTTCGGCGCCGCTCTTGGCTTCAGTACTATCCGCGAAATTGTAGAAGGTGTGCAAGATGTGGAGTGTGTAGTTATCACAAGCTTAAGAAAGGATAAGACTGACCCTGATAAAGTATATCTTGTAGTTAAAGAAATAGAAGTTATCTAGTCTCTTCACCTAGCAGTTAGTTAATCTTTCTGCTCCTCCCTAGCCCCAGTATCTTAATCGGTACTGGGGCTTTCTAGTAAAAAGAATATGTAAAATTAGGAAGCCTCTATGAATACTAGAAACTACTATTCTCAAGAAGAGACAGTTATTATTAAACAGTATGCAGGTAAGATAACAGCAGCAGAGATTGCTATCATCTTAGGTAGATCTACCCAAAGCGTTAAGTCTTTTGCTAGCTCTAATAAGATATCTCTTAAGAAGATAGGCGAGAACCATCATAGTAAGATACTATCTAACCTGCAGCGAGAGATGATACTAGTCTTATCCAGCGCGGGTTTTACTGATAGCGAAATTAATAAAGCTGCCTTCTCTCATGTAAGTAGAGGTTGCATCTATGCAGTTACCAACAGCGGACAATACTCATGAGCATAGATTTAAAAGCACATATCGCAAAGCTAAGAGCAGAAGGTAGCAGCAATAGTAACAGGAGACAGCCAGCTATCTCAGATAACAATATCCTTTTCTGGGGTACTCTAGCAGATAAAGACTACCTCCCTTTACTTAAAGGCTGTGTAGGTTCTTCTACTGTCTTTCTTCGCTTAGAAAAAGTAGATACTATAGCGCAAGTAACTATGTACTGCGCAGCTAAGGGCATAACTAAGGTCATTTCCTCTAGCCCTTCATTGCTGATTAAAGCTCTTAAATGGGAAAAGCGAGCAGCTCCTTCCTTAGATAGCTACGCTGGCTCCTATTTTAAGCTGCCTCCCTTTAAACCTGGTGGAACAGAGATTGAACTAGTATTCATTAAGCCGCTGAAACAGCTAGCCACCGTACCTCACGGTAAGTTCATGGTTACAAGATTAGTGTCTAAACTAACTAAGCCGGATACTTGGTACAAACCTACTGAGTTTACTGGATATATCTTACTAGATGCAACTAATGAGAAAGCTGTGTTTTCTAGTTTCTCCTCTGCTTTTCTTATCTGTATAGATATTGAAACCTTTAAAGAGAATGCAGCTATCCGCTGCTTATCTTATACAGCTTTCTTTCAATCTAATAATACTAGAGACTTCTATTCAAGCAGTGTAGTCTTACCTATGGATTCTGTCTATAACTTATCAATCATGCGTAAGTGGAACTGGAACTTACAAGCACCGAAGGTATTTCAAAATGGAAAATACGATATCTCTTACCTTGCAAGATATAGTGCTCCTGTGTATAATTATCTGTATGATACAGCAGTTTTATTTCATAGCTGGTATAGCGAACTGCCTAAGGATCTTGGGTTTCTTAACTCATTCTTCATACGCGAGGCGGTATATTGGAAAGATCTTGCGGAGACTAATGATCTCCACGAGTATTACCGCTATAATGCTCTTGATACTTGGGGCACAGGTAATGCTTTCTTAGCTATGATAGCGGAAGCTCCGAAGTTTGCTTTCGATAACTACCTGCTAGAATTCCCTCTTACATTCCCTTGCCACTTGTCTGAGATGACAGGCATAGCTAGAGACATGGACAAGTTTGCTGTAGCTAGAGCGGAGCAAGAAGCTATCATAGAGAAATACACTGCCTCTCTTAATACTATCTTAGGTATACCTGCCGGAGCTTCCTTTAATGTTAAGAGCTCTCCGCAGAAAAAAGCATTGTTCAAACTGCTAGGTTGTTCTGACCTTAAGTCTCAGGATGAAAAGAATATAAATAAAGCCAGATACCGCCATCCCTTTAACGCTAGAGTTCTGGGATTAGTATTAAAGATAATTAAAGCGCGCACTCTTATTAGCAACTATCTTACAGAAGGTAAAGAATTCTACTCTCTATCAGATACAACTAAAAAGAATCCGCGCTTTCTCTACTCTCTTAATCCTCACGGCACAGATAGCTCTAGACTTGCTTCTAAATCTCACCACTTCTGGACAGGAGATAACATACAGAAGATTCCGCGTGGAACTATAATTAAACAAACTTTTAAAGCAGATCCAGGATTCTTTCTTGCAGAAGTAGATCTAGAACAGGCGGAGTCAAGAGACACAGCTTATATCTCAGGAGATGAAACTCTTATTCACAATGTAGAATACAGCCCTGATTTCCATTGCACTAACGCTTCTGCCTTCTTTGGCATTCCTTTTGAAGAACTCTATGATACTGCCGCAGGTAAGTCCCTTAACAAGACTATTCGCGATCTAGCTAAGCGAGTGAATCACGGAGCCAATTATAATATGGGGGCCTATGTATTAATAGATACAATGGGCGAAGAGAACATTCAGACAGCGAAGAGCCTACTACGTTTACCTAGAATGTGGAGCTATAAGCAAGTAGCTGAATATCTATTAGAGTCTTTCCATAAGACTTACCAAGACATTAAAGGAGTGTTCTATAAAGGAGTGATAGAAGAGATAGCAAGAACTCATAAGCTGTCATCTAAAGCTTATCATATGGGTTGGCACTCTGCGAAGCTTATGGATAAGTTGCAAGCTGAATGGGCTGCTAACTACGAACTGCTATCAAATACAGCTACAGGGATAGGATCATGGACTCGCTACTGTTTTGCAGATCCTTCTAAATCTAAACCTGCATTAAATTCTTATATATCTCATCCGCCTCAATCATTAAACGCACAGACATTAAATAAAGCTTATCTAAATGTATTCAATGACATAGCTATTAATCCTGAACACTCAAATAACTTTAAACTGTTAGCGCAAATCCACGACTCTATTCTATTCCAGTACAGGGAAGGGCATGATTACTTATGCGATATGGTTAAGGAGAGAATGGAGATACCAGTAATCATTAAAGGTTACGATAATAAGATCCGTACCTTTGTAGTACCTGCCGGAATTAAGAAAGGTGATCACTTACCTACACCGCATACAGGTAAAGCTACTCACTGGAGTATGACAGAATGAAACTACTAACCCAGACAGGAAAGTATAGGACGATACAGATAGCAGACCTAGATAAGATGAGAGGTTTGAAGATAGATGGAGAGCGGCCGACAGAGGTAGCGTTTACTGCTGATGAGCTGATAGCACTAAGCAATAGATCAGTAGCTCTATTTAACATTGCTAGAGTCTTACAATCTAATGCTTATGGTGTAGCGGATATCCCTACTATAGCAAGCCATAAGGATATAGACTTATGATAGAAGAAGATAAAACCTCTTCTGATTTTATCTCTCTATATCTAAAGTACACTAAGCATACTGAATGTCCTACATTCTTTCATCGCTGGTGTGCTGTTACTTCTCTGTCTGCTTATCTAGGAAGAAATATATTCTTCAATCATGGGCACTTTACTCTTTACCCTAACTTATACACAATGCTGATAGGATCTCCAGGAACTAAGAAGTCATCAGCTATTAAGATAGGCGCTAAGTTAATTAAGCAAGCAGGGTATAGTACCTTTGCAGCTAAGAAAACTAGACAAGAGAAGTTCCTACTAGATCTAGCAGAACAGTCAGAGAGATTAGATGGCAGCGGCCTAGAAGCCTTAGGTTTCGATGTGCTAGATCAGAATCTGTGGGGAGACAGTATAGATAATAGCGACAGCTATATTCATAAGACTCCCGCCGAATGTTTCATAGCCGCAGATGAGTTTAATAACTTCATAGGTTTAGGCAACCTAGATTTCGTATCTATACTAGGAGAGCTATGGGATTACGAAGGCGTGTATGATTACAAACTTAAGAACTCTAAGTCAGTCTATATACCTAACCCTACCATAACTATCTTAGGAGGTAATACCCCTACGGGCTTCTCTCAGGCTTTCCCTACTGAGTCAATAGGTCAAGGCTTCTTCTCTAGACTGTTACTAGTTTATGGAGAGCCGTCAGGTGTGAAGTATACATTCCCGCCTTTACCTGATATTAATATACAGGCAGAACTTATAGCATTACTGCATAGGATAAAGGCAGAAGTTATGGGAGAGCTTAAGATGACAGAGGAAGGTATGGTATTGTTAGATAAGGTCTATAAATCTTGGAAAGGTATAGATGATATCCGCTTCGAGCACTATACTAATCGCCGCCTCACTCACCTGCTTAAACTCTGTTTAGTAATTACAGCGTCTAGAGTAGGGAAGGAGATAACTAAGGAGGATGTAATCCATGCTAATACATTACTGTCTTTTACAGAGCAGCTAATGCCGAAAGCTCTAGGGGAGTTTGGTAAAGCTAAGCACGCGGAGATTACTCATAAGGTAATGACTGCATTAGATGCGACCCACAAAGCATTAGATGTGCAAGGTATATGGAAATTGGTACATACTGATCTGGATAATAGGAATCAGCTAGTAGAGATTATTAACAATCTGCTGGTAGCTGAAAAGATACAAGTAGTAACAGGAGGTGCTTATCTCCCTGTTAAGAAGGTAAGAGAAGAAGGTATCTCAGGAGCAGTAAACTGGGATAAATATTTAACTGAATCCGAAAGGGGATTATTATGAGTAATACAAAGATAGCTACACCAGTAATTAAACCGATGGCGCTGATAGCTTATCACGCTAACTGTATTGATGGTTTCATGGCAGCAACGATAGCGGCAGATTTTATGGGGCTGAGAGATTTTGGGTACACACTGGTGCCTATGCACTACACACCTGAAAGCGAATCTGCTTTATTACTAGAAGCTGGAGTGATAGATTATGCAGAGATTTATATCTTAGATTTCTCTGTTAGTGTAGATACGCTGAAAGAATTAGGCAGCTTAGGTAATACTAAGGTTACATTATTAGATCACCATAAGACTGCATTTGAAAAGTACTTTCCTAATTTCATATTCACATCTACCAGCTATGCGAATACTTCCTTACACGGAGTTGCTATTGTTCTTGATAATATGTTAAGTGGCGCCGGTATTGCTTGGCGCTATTTTCATCCTGATGTGCCTGCGCCTGCATTAGTACGCTATGTGCAAGATTACGATCTGTGGCTATATGACTTTCGTGACGATACCAGATATATGAATAAGTATCTGCAAGCATTGCCGCTAGATGTTAGGGTGTGGATGAGGGAAGTAAGCAACGCGGAAAGTAGTATTGCTTGCCTGAAAGATATGCTAGCTGTAGGTAAGAAGCTACAAGCTGAGCATGATAAGAAGGTAGCGGATGTAGTAGCAAAGAAGTTTACTATCAGTATAGAGGAAGGCCTTATCTTTACTGTGGAGTGCGATGATAAGTCCTTGGTCTCTGATGTAGGCCATAGACTAGCTGAGATTAATCAGAAGTTTGGATGTATAGCTATAGGTAGCAGCTATAGCTATACACCAGAAGCCGCTACTTACACTTGGAGCTTGCGCTCTATAGGTGATGTAGATGTATCAACGATAGCTAAGATGCACGGCGGCGGCGGACATAAGAATGCGGCAGGTTTTACTGTAAGTAAAGAGATACATGAAAGCCTGATTCTTGGCGCAGGCGATGAAGGAGAGCAAACCTCATGACTAAACAGATAATGTTTCCAGAAGTAAGAATCGAACTAGGTAGAGAGACTAGGCACCATCCGAAACTGCTAGAGCTTCTCTCTACCTATGACCCTAATGAGTTTGAAATGCAGGTAGCAGAGATAGCATCTTACTGTGATGTTATGGTGCACGGAGATTACCTATCTCAGGAGGTAGATCATCTATGTAAGATACTGATTGAGAAGCTGAAAGCTAAGAGGCAGATAATTATATTACCGGACTCAGTGAAGGTGCACTAACCCTGCATTTTGCGGCTGCGTCTTTTTGCAGCAGCTAACATAAACTAATGTAAACTAGGAGAAACAAGATATGAACGAATTTAAAAGAGGTGATCGCGTAGTATGTATTAACCCATGTCAAAATTTGATACTAGGGAACGTCTATATCGTTGATAGTGTATGGGGCGCAGATTTTATCTACCTGCAAGGCTCCGTATACAGGTTTAGAGGCTCTAGATTTAGAGAAGCTAACCCAGAAGATTTACTTTTCTGGGGAGTGAAAGCTGACAAAGAATCTAGCTGCCTTAGCCAGCGACCTTTAGTAATAGGATTAACCGGTAAGGCGCGCTCAGGTAAAGATACTGTAGCAGCCTTACTACAAGCGACACAGGAATTCAGAAATGTTGAGACTTATTCTTTCGCTACGCCGCTTAAGCAGATGTTAGATGTAGGCTTACAGCTAAAGGATAAGGATGATACAGAGGCGGTTGAACTATACGGCTGCAACTACCGTAAGCTAGCTCAAACCTTAGGTACTGAATGGGGAAGGGAGTTAGTTCATTCAGATCTGTGGGTACTGATAGCAGAGCAGAGACTGAAAAGATCTAGGTTAGTAATCATAACAGATGTACGCTTTGAGAATGAAGCTAACTTTGTAAGGGAGAGGGGGGTACTAATTCATGTAGAGAGGCAAGGGCAGGAAGCTATTAAGGAATCTGACCACATATCAGAAAGCGGCGTATCCGTACTGCATAATGACTATAAGATACTAAACAATAGTACCTTACAGGCTTTAGGATATGCTGTACGCCACGCCGCTATTGATTTAGAGCAGATGTTAGCTCATAAGAAAGAGTAGGGACTGGAAGAAAAGATTACGGTATAAGATCATTAAAGTCACCTATACCTGCATCAGCCCCTCCCATTAATCGTTGCATTGACTGACTGAAAGGATCAGTTAGAGACCGCTGTATCTTCTTAGCTTGAGAGGTATTAGCTGTCTTATATAGCTGAGTCATCCAGCCATTAAACTCCTCTTGTCTACCTCCGCTCTCCGCATATTTCTGCGCAAAGTTCTCTATCTGCTCTGCACTAGGATCTCCGCCTGCGAGCATCGTACTCTTAATAGCCTCCCCTAGTACAGCCCTCTTCTTAGCATCACCTAATCCATAAGCCTTAAATCTAAAAGTAGCATCCAAAGCAACAGCTTCATCGAGCGGCTTACCTCCAACTAAGCGGCCTAAATTAGTTAAACTTAAGAGATCATTAGTAGCTATTACATTACCTTGTTTAGAGGTACTATAACTGGCCGCCTGCGGATTATCTAAACCTTGCATGACTTGAGCTAAGCCAGCTAGAGGTCTACTGATTCCGTTATGCTCTATACCTTGCAATAAGATATTAGATACATCTCCTCCCGCCCCTAGCTTCTCAGCTGTCTCGAATAGATTAGCCATTACCTTTCCAGCTGCCTGTACTATAGCGACCTGACTAGGGTCAGTAGGTACTATAGTTAGATGCTTCGGGTTAATATCGCCGCGAGTATATAAGTTAATCTTAAGCTCCGGATCTATTAAACCTAGCGCATTAGAAGCCATACCGTACATAAGCCAGTCGCCACCTTCCTTACCTAATGTTCCATATACTGCATCGTAAGCATCCTTGTGATCTTTATTACCAGAAGCTGTACCTACAAGATGAGTATTAATAGCATTGAATGCAGGTAAGCCGTTCATGCCGTGAATAGTTCCTTGCAGCGCTAGTAGTGTCATAGCATCCTTACTGTGACCTTCGCCTACATGGCGCAGCATCTGCTGTATTAAGTTAAACTGATAGGTTTGGAATAAACCAATAGCTTGACCTATCGGCCCCTGAAACATCATAGGTCTCTGAGCTGCCATATAGTTACCTTGTGTCCTATTTACAAAGGTATTAATATAAGCGAGCTGCTCTTTACCTGATATCAAACCGTTCTTAACTGCTACATCTGATATCTGCTTCATTACATCAGCAGCAACGAAGCGGTTAAACTCCTCGGCTAGACTATTACCTGTCCATTTTTCCCCTTTATCCGCAAGTTTCCTTAAGCTATCGTGCGCGCTATCAACTCTCTTCTTCCATGCGTCCGCCCCTGTCTTAGGATCAAAGGTGAGATTGTTAAGAGTGTTGCGATACTGATCACTGATAGAAGTAAGGTACCCCTTCTCTTTAAAGAAAGCATAGTCAGGAGAGGACTTAGGATCTAGAAGATTAAACTTCTTAATAGAGTTAGCTATTAACTTACTAGGTGCTTTGATGAGTTTATCAGTACCTGGCACTTTAATCTTCATTAAGCCTGCTAGCTCACCTACTGCCTTTTCATCTCCTCTTTCAATGGCGCGGATTATAGCCTTAGTTTCTGCTCCGAGAAGTACATTAGCAGAGACCGCATTATTCACAGCATTTAGAGTATCCAGCCGTAAAACTACAGTCGCTAAAATACTGTTAGCTTTCTGGACTATAGAAGTAAGCGATCCACTAATCGGCCGCGCATTAGCAAAGATCTCCATGTCTGCATCATACGCTGCGCCTTTATATCCTGCTTTCTCCAGCAACCTATTTACCTCAGCCAGCTCTTCATCAGTCTTAGCTTTCTCCACAATAGAGGCAGCTTTATTTAACACCTTATCTAACGCTTGATCTGCCATTCTATTAACATTAACCCAGAAAGGATAATCGCTATTAGGTCTGATAGCTAGTGCAGTTTTAATATAATCCACATACGGATTCTTAACAACGTCATCAGCATACTTAAGCATACTTCTGCTAGAGAATGTAGATGTAGCTATATTGGTAGATTCTTCACCTAAGCGGTACAGCTCTTCAAACTGTACTTCATACTTAGCAGTAACAGCTTCCCTTACTAAGCCTGTCTCCCGCTGCATGTGCCAGTCAAGAAGATCGCTTGTTACTTTCTTAGGGTCTGTAGATACAATGATAGGAGAAGATACACCCCTTCTTTTAAGCTCTGTATCTAGATAATTATCCCCTAAAGTTTTTTCATAGTCCCACTCACCACGAGATCTAAAGTAATCCTCAGCTTCCTTCTTAGTTCTTACTGTCAGGTGAGGATTGCGCTTTAGCTTAGACACCATAGTAGCTAGCTCTTCCTCAGTATTAGCGAAGAGAGTTTTATGGTGGTTGCCGCTGGTAATACTATCATCTGAGACTAATGCGAAATGTTTATAGTCTCTAGGGTTCACAGGTATAGGATAGAAGGTAGCAGGATCTCTACTAAACTTAGCTCCTTGAGCTGTCCTTATACCTGCAAGCTTACTAGTTCTCTCTCCGTTAAGTTCTATGTGAGCTTTGATTAGATCTCTAGTTTCCTTATGCACTATAGGTATTATCTTTTCCATATCTGGATTAGATAGGCGCGGCTGTTTAGGTGCGGCTTTACCTGCGGCAACTGCTTCCTCAGCAGCAGCTTTCCACTTAAGAATTTCTAAAGGTTCTAAAGCATCTCCTGCTTTATTTAACCCGTAGTTACCAGCGGTAGCGCGCACTCTTTGCTGTAAGACGCTCCATTCAATGGTAGCTTCCTGGTTTGTAGATAGCTTATACAACAGAGGATCTAAAGAATCTCTAGTTTTATTCTTAAACTTCTCAATTACTTCTGCTGTTACGCGGCCGATATTCTCTACCGCAGAAGCTAAAGTGCCGTAGTTAGCACTGGCTGCAGAAGCTAGTCCAGGGCCTGCGCCTGTAGGTAATGCACCTGAGAATACGCGCCCGCTAGATATATCCTGCAGTTTATTATAGTCATTACCTAATACAGAAGCAGCGGCTCTAGATGTACCTTCCTGATACAACTTCTGCTGCTCTTTAATGATGACCATATTCTCAGCTACGAAATTATTAACCCCCTCAAAAGGCGTGGAATCATATGTTAGTTTCATAGTCTGAGGTACATCCCAGATATTAATCGGTGCGTCCTTAAGCTTCCTAGAACCTTGAGCTAGAAGCTTCTCATTAAACTTAGCGGCATGATCTTGCATAGCAAAGATATCAGAAGGAGCATATTTATTGACTGAATCAATAGCTAGCTCTCCTGACAGCATAGAGTTCTTAACATTGATAAGAGCTGCAATCTCTTCCTGAGTTATATCTTTCCTCTTCTCTAGCAGCTTATGCGCTACAGCAATCTTACGCTCAGCTAGAAAATCATTAAAGTTAGCACCTATACTTTCACCTTCTTTTAACCCTTTAAACTGTACATAAGCTAGATCCTCCGGCTTCACTTCTAATGCTACCTTCTCCATTAGAGGAATATCATCTACATGTACTTTGATAATATTATTAGGTGCAGGCTTAAACGCAGGTAAATTATTAGCCCAGATATATCTAGCGTTTACTTCTAGAGACTTTGCCTTAACAATATCCCACGGCTTAGCTAACCCTGTCTGTGATATCTTACCTTGGTTAAAGCGAGTATCGAACTTATAAGTTTCCTTGCCTGCGACTACCTTTCTAGTATCTACTTCTATACGCTGTCCTGGCTTGAGTGTGTCTACTAAGTTAGTAATCTTAGGCGCTTCAAAGGTAACCCTGCCGGCATCCTCTCCCCACGCACGGGTATACCCTATACTGATATTACTGTCAGCATACGCTGTAAGCTCATCAACAGAAGCTTCACCTTTGACAACTCGCTTATGTAAGTTTTCAAACTCCTTAGCTACTTTGCCTTTTACAGTTGCGCGAGTAACTTCTCTTAGGCCTATAAATGCAGATTGCTTAGCAGTAATATCTGCAGCTTTGAATGACTGATACAAGGTCTCAGCTAGAGGCTGGTCTCCATCCGCGAGCATTCCCATCTCGCCGCGGATTCTTGTCTCTAGACGATTAGTTTTAGTCTTAGCTGCATCCTCTAGAAAGGTCTTTCTGGCAGGTTCAAATGTAGAAGGTACCTTAGGCATAGTGTGCAACTGCTCGAAATCTAATACTAGTTTTTCATAACTGTTAGATACAGCTGCAGGCTCAGCGATGAATGTCCAAGGGCGCGCCTCAATAGCAGCTGTATTCGCCGCACCTTTAAGCGCTGAATTTATTTTCACAGCATCTAAGGCGCCACCTATAATACCCACTACGCCTGCGCTGAATGCGACATTGGATATAAAATCTCCCATATCCATATCTTCTAGAATAGGGGAGTTAAACATGGTAGCTACTACAGCTGTTTCAAATGCAAGAGCTTCCAGAGTATTCTGACCTAAGCCAGCCCCCATAGCCTTAAGAGCATTACGATTAAGGAGACCTGCGGCGGAAGAGCTAGTAGCTACTTCTTTTACAGCTAAGTCTATGAACTTATGCTTGTCAGGCACCAGCAAACCTAGCGCTTTACTTGTACCTGTGCCGAAGCGGCCTGCGCTGATAGCTATCTGTAATGATTTCTGTCCTGCGTTTAACAGCTTAACGCCACCTACGCCAGGAACTAATGAAGAGGCAATGAACCCTACAAGATCTGCGCCTTCTCTGTTCTCTTCATAGAAAGCTCCCAGATTAGAGTCCAGATCTGTTATTACTTCCTGTGTATCTATACGCTCAAAATCCCCGCCGAATAGGTTACCTATATCCGCCGGAATATTCATTAGCTGGTTCGCTCCAGAGATGAGAGAGGTAGCGATGAACTTAGGTATATTCTCTACAGTCTCAAAAGCAGACTCAGCAAATGTTTTATTTCCATTCGCTATATTAAGTGTATCCGCCGCTTTCATATAGCTAGGTGAAGATGCGCCTGTAGGATCTTCGCCAGATTCAATCTTAGCTAGAGCTTCTGCATATGCTGATTGAAACTTCTTATCTTCATTACCTGAGGGGGTAGCCATGGTTTATTCTGCCTGTGGTGTAGGTGTAGGTGCTTGGCCTCTTAGTTTTTTAGCTAAGTGTAATCTAACATCAGTGTAATCTGAGAGGTCTACTTTTTCGTGTCTGTCTCCGAGCTTTGACACCATTCTTGCAAAGCCTTCTTTATTACCAGTTAAAGCTGAAGTTAAGAGAAAAGGCGATTGAGGTATACTTGCAGCGCCTGACTTTAGTAGTTCAAAAGCTGTAGGGTCTCTTAACATGGAGACATTATAAGTCTCTTGGTTAGGTAACCCCGCTCTCCTAAACCCTCCATCTTCTGTATTGTTTCTAACTTTAGCTGTTTCAAAGATCACAGCTATGCCTGCTGCTGCCTGCTCAAGAGTAACTGATTTAGCTTTCACTCCAGCTGCTGCTCTATCTACAAGCAATATAGGATTAAGCTCAGTAATGCCTGTACCTTTTAATACTTTCTGATATAGTGCTGAGTTCTTTACTGCCGCATACTGCTCTAAGGTAGAGAAAGGAGCGCCATGATAAGGATTAGAAGTATCTCCTGTTCTTATAGCATCAGCGCTATCTTTCATAAAATCAGCGGATCTATTATTGAAATCTTGCTTTAGTGCTTCTTCTGTCTTGGGGGCTGTTGTCGGATTCTCAGCGAAAGCTTCTGCTTGCAGCTGCATTACTCTGTCAACTACTTTGATAGCTTTAGTGCGGCGTGCCTTGTTAGCAGGATCGACTAAAGCCAAATTCTGAGCAGTATCGAATGGAGTAAGCCCTATAACAGGATCAGTGCTGCTTCCTAACTCCTGTAATCTTTCATACTTAGCGCGAGTGGCGGCAGTAACTCCAGTACCTAGCAGGGAGTTAATTATTACTTCTGGTGAGCTAAGAGTACCTCCAATTAGCTGCTCAGCTACTTGCACAGACTTTACTATATTAGCTTCTAACGCTAAGTTCTGATCTCGCTGCCTGACAGCTTCTTCATTTCTGGCGATGGCTGCAGGGATAGCGGTAGGGTTAGTAGCCTGTTCATTTTCCATGCGGTAGATAGTACTTAGCGCAGCAATCTGCTTGCTGTCAGCGTCAAGAACTCTAGCCATAGCATTAGCATTAGTTCCGATATTAGCTATATGAGCCTCTGCGGATTTTAGTGTACTTTCTGCCGCTAACCTTTCATAGTTAGCTTGAATGGTGGCACTATTATAGGTGCGCTTAGTCACTTCCTGTGCTTGAGCTACAGACTCTGTACCAGCAGTCACTGCTTGCACATTACTTAATGTAGTCTGTCTGAGATTAGCTGCAGCTTCTATCTCAGCATCTGTCTGAATAGAAGAGAAGCCGTTAATGATAGTATCAATCAGCTGAATGCCTGTATATTCCTCAGACATTGTAGCCAGCTTCTCTTCCTGCAAGTCTCGCAGGCGCGCATTATCTATATTAAGCTGCTTCATATATGCAATCTGTGCTTCAATGCCTCCAGCAGCTTCGTAAGCCTTGAATGTATTATTCTGTGCTTCCATTGCAGCCGTATCTTTTACCAGATTAATTGTCTGATTAGCATCAACTGCAGAGTCTATAGCAGATGTGATAACTCCTGTAGTGCTGCTTATATCTACAGCATCTTGTTGCATCTGCTGGATGAACTGTAAGATCCTGTCAGACTGTACACCTATAGCATCTTGGATAGCAAGCATAGCCGCTGACCCAGGAACACCTTCTTCCTCTAACTCAGGAGTAGAAGGCACAGTTGCAGGGACTCTACCTGCATTAGCTTTATTAATTGAATCTAATATTGGATTAGCCATAAGGCACCTTAGAAAGAGATAGTAAGGAAAGAAGATAGAGAAAGAAAGATTAGAATAAACTCTTAAGTCCGCCTAGCAAACCACCGTCTTTAGATTTAGCTTTGTTAGATACAGTTTGCGTAGTATCTATCTCAGTTTCCTGTTCTGCAGTAAGCTTAGCTATCTCACCTACAAGTTTGGAGGTAAGATCCCCTGCGGCCTGTGCAGCTACAGAGGAGTCGAAAATACCTGACGCATTCTGCCCTGCAAATATAGCTGCTAAGCCATCAGCACCGCCTAGCACATCTGCAATAATCTTCTCTACAGCCTCCTGAGATATATTCAATCTCTGAGTAGTAGTGCCTTTATTAATAGTAGTGCCTGAAGTGCTCTGAGATCCGGAAGATCCGAAGATGCCTTTTAACCCTTCTACTACACTTGAAAAGTCCTGTGCAGCTGACTGTGCCATAATCTTATCCTTCCCTATAAAGGGGTAGTAATAGTTAATATTTGAACGCTTACTTTATACTAATACCTATACCTTAACCTAGCTATATAGGAATCATATAATGTAACCCTATCTAGTCTTCTATAAGAAGTAATTCTAGTATAATTGTTACTGTTCCATTACCTGTATCCATCTTGCCTCTTAATCTTATATCTGTTTCAGCAGCGAGAGGGAATTTAGCTAGTACTTCATAAGTTACCTGATTCTGATAGATAGGAGTAATCCCTGAGCTGATCCACCCTGGATTAGGATTGGTGCCGTCTCTTATCTGTAAGATGGCACTACAATCTTCTCCTTTATCTGCTAGTGCAAATACTTGTAAAACTAAACAGCGCGTATTGGCAGGTACTGTAAAGTGGCCGTCGAAGCTAGCACCTAATGTAGCTTTAACTACATTTCTGACGGCTCCAGCTCCAGCTACTCGTAAGGTAATATCTCCTTCATTGTAACCTGTACTGCCAGCTGAAATAATTACTACAGATTCGGGACGTAAAAAGGTGCCAGTAAGGGCTACTGCAGTGGTACCATTAAGATTAACTATCTGGGTGACTCTTGCTTTGCTGGAATCTAAAGCTGTCACTACTGCTACCCAGCCGCCTGTGCCTGTAGTGTTAACGTCATTAACGCTGGAGGATACTATCTCCCAAGATTCAGCTGCTGCAGGGTATACCATATCGGAGGTACCCCCCCAAACATCTGTGTACCCTGAGCTAGATATGGCTCCACGAGCCTGTAAACTGGTAAGAGTATACCCTGGAACATTACCTAAAGCTACAGAAGTTAAGAAGTCAGTATTGACTACCTCTAATCTGCCTTGCTCGTGGGTACGAATCCAAACAGTACCTGTCCAAGAGTACCTATCTCCTGTATCAGATACCTCTAAAATAGCCCCTGCTTCATCGACTGCAGGAGAGGGAAAAGGATCTGCATCTAGTTTAGAGTAGTCAGGGCGCCCGGCTCTTACCAGCACTGCCTTTTCAGTTAGATTCTTAGGTACATTCTCATAGCTCATATAATCACCCAGCCTGTTAAGGCTTCATTAGTTTTAACTGTATAGCTGCTGCCTGTACTTATCTTGATGCCTGCAGCTCTGTTATCTATAAGTTCCGCAGCGGCGCTATCACCTACTAAAGTTACAGTATTGGCAGCTACAACATCTACACGCTTAATATCGTATCTGTGACCTTCTCCGTCAGCTACAGGATGGAGGGTAATTATTATATCCCCTGTAGAAGCATCTACCTCAATAGTACCGTCAGTAGGTAATACAGTATAGTCAGCTACAGCTGCTGTGGATTTCCTGAACTTAGCTATAAAGGCAGCGAATATTCCATCTACATCATCCACTTCTGTTACTAATATCTCTAATGCGTTATGTACATCTAGCAAGGCTTGGTAAATAACAGGATCATCTACTTGAGGGATATTCCCTAGTGAGAGGTTAGTTACAGAGTTATAAGTATTAATTGGTGCTGCCATACCTATCTCCTACCTGCTACAAAATATCTAACTAATACAGTCACCGCATTAATCTTACCTATTAGTGCAAGAGAGTGGTTCTTAGCTGTAGTCCGGAATACATACTCCTTAACTTTACCTTGTGAATAACTAACAGCTCCTGTTATATTAGTGGTATTCTTACCGTCGAGTGCAGCTCTGTCTACCACTGTCAGCGCCTCTTCAGAATCAGGATCTATGTTCTCTACCTCCACGCCCAGCAACGTCAGTAGTTTACTGTATGTGGCTTGCAACTTACCTAAGATAAGTACACCTGAGCTAGCTGCCTGATAAGAGAAATCTACAGCGCTAACAGATCCATCAGCCAGAAGTACTGCAAGGGATTCTTTAGATACTTCGCCTTGTGCTCCGATATACTCAAAGATATCTGTGTGAGTTATCTTTAGTTTACCTAGGCGCTGGATAGCTGTATCCACCACTATTGCATGGGTAAACTCAGTAAGGCCGTAGGAGATAACTAAATAGCGAGAAGCGATATATTTAATCTTCTTCTTCAGTGTACCAGAAGGTATATCAGTAACTACATATTCACGAGTTACCTCATCAAAATCTTCAAACCTTCTACCTGCCAAGAAATCAGTGATTTCAGGTAGAATAACTTCCGCTCTCTGAGAAGTTACTGACTGTAATCCAGCCTTAGAGAATACATACTGATCAGCACTTTCAGCCTCATATGCAATAAGATCTAAGGAGATACCGCCGCCTGCACCAGGCACCTGTCTGAACTTCCAAGGAAATTGGACATTGCCTGTAAAGGTTCCTGCTACTACATTAGCTTTACTGTATATTAGCAGACCTAATGTATTGGATACTATAAATAAGATACTGCCTGCAAGGCCTGCTACATTACCGCCGCCTGCACCTATAACCGAACTAGGAGTAAAATCTGTAGGTGTCAGTGTACTACTCCAAGCTATAGCGAGGCGAGTATAAGCTACAAGATAACCGGCAGAGCTAGTCACTCCTAAGACGTCAGAAATAGCTAAGCCTGTGAGAATCACAGCATCTAATGTATTAGTAGATTCGTTAAATGTAAAAGCTCCTATACCTGAATAGAAGATATAGGAGATACCATTTACTGTGCCTATTGTTACATCATCAGGAGAGAAAGAAGAGCCTCCGGTCACAGGAGATGTAGCTGGGATAGCTACCCATGTAGTAGACCCTTCAAGTAATACAAAGACACTACCTAAGGAGTCCCATACCATGTATAACTTAGAGAAGGCATCGCCGTATACTATCCTAACATCAGATAGCGGAGAGACAGCTCCGGCTATAGCGGGAATAATAGGGAGGTAAGCTACTGAACTATACCCTTCTTTAACAGGCATGATGTTATGGCAGTAAGCTATGGAAGGCCGCTCATCCTGAGCAGGGGCTTTTCCTACGGTAGCTCCGATTACAGTTCTACCCTGTAACTCTGAGAGCAGTGGAAAGTACGGATCTTTCAGATTTATAGGGTAGAGCTGCTGGGCCATTGGTGGATTCCTTCATTCGCAGTTTATATCATAAGCAAGATTATTAACATTAATCTGATCAATTACAGTCGCAGGGCATTCTAAATAATTTCGTACAGGCTTGTAAGAAATACAAGAGTCACGAATTATATTTGTCTTGCACCCGCTTAATTGCATCAGGATTATCATGCTTAGCGTTTTCAGCGTTACGTCTAACATCAATTACTCCTTGCTGTATTTCCAAGTCTTTCTTGTGCCGGGCTGTCTCTTTCTTTGTCTGCTTATATAGCAAAAGAGACAAACCTATCACGCCCAGAATAACTAAGCCGTCGAGCCAGTCCATTATTTATCGTCCGCGTTCTTATTCTTACCTACGTTACCAGCAAGGATATTTAAGACTCTCAAGATCTTATTAATAATCTTATCGTCAGTCTTTGTTGGAGTTAATGCCGTGATAGCTGTAGCTGCTGTCACGACCGCCGTTAATGCTAAAATCCAATCGCCTGCGTTGTTCATAAATTCAGTCATCTTCATTTCCTCTCGGTCTTACTTTGTGAATAAATCATTATACCACGCTATTAGAAATCCAACTCCGCTAAATCCTGTTAGCCATAATGCTGCTTTCTGTAAGAAGGCGCCAGCATTCCACGCCTTAACCAGTCCGTCCGTAGCCTGGGCCTGTAGCTCTAAAGCTCTTGTTAGTCCAGCTAATGTGTGCGATGTCGATTCAAGCTGCATCATTATCTGCATATACCTTCTCTCTTCTTCTAACACGTGCGCCCTATATTCTGCTAAATGAATCTCAAATCTTGTTCGTAGTTTGATAATCTCTTCGGCGCTATCCACTGAATCTGTACTCCTTATATCCACGGCTCTACCTGCCACTTATCAAAATGCGGATTAAACTGCCTAATCGTTAGCATAAACGGACCGTCACCGAATTCATCCAGCATCTGAGCCAAGGCATCTTCCGAGTTTATCAGATTGTACTTGCTGTCATGCTCCATGCCAATTAATACACACCCATCACTATGGGTCGGAAATATGCCGCCATGGAACTCTATGTGCGTTCTCCCTGCTACGTTCTCGATACGGTAGTATTGGTGGCGGCCTGAGCGGTCACGGAATACCATGTAAGTGCCCTCGGGAATGCAGCTTATATCCTGAGCGTTATCAAGCCACGGCCTTTCCAGTGTTCGCCACTTGCCCAGCCTTCCGATAGTTCGGTCAGGCAGGTAGGAGCGGATTAGTTCAGCAGGTTTCATAGTCGCCACCACTCCCGAAATTCTGACTTTTTAAAGTTTTGTAGGTGCATTATCTGACCCGCCCAACGCCGAGGCAACGCCATTTTCCAGATCGCATCATTAGAGTAACACCCGTTAAACTCCCAGTTGAGTTGCCCACATTTGTATTGGTTATATCCATGTGATCCCCTGCAACAAGCTGCACATCCCACGTACTGCCCTCTACATGTATCACCCTCCCATCCTCTATACCTGTATTAGATATTTGACATCCAGTGCGACTAGCTCCGCTACCACTTATAGAGTAAGTATTGGTGCCCTTTGTTATGGCCTGTACACTGTTGTTTGCTGTATATGTTAAAACTTGCGTGTTATACGATACTCCAGCCCCCGCCGACCCTACTATGTTGTTTGTACCATCTCTGTACAATCTAGACTCGCTCGTTAGCACAATAGGATTCGCAGCATCGTTTGCAGTGGCAGGCGAAATAAAAGAGTCACTATTTGAAAGCCAAACGTCTGAAGATCTAGCCGCTATTTGTCCCTGATAATCTGAGTTATTTAGTTTTATCGTTGATGTATCAAGCGTTGTTGTACCTGTGATATCTGCCCAGATCAAATCTATTACGCCGCCGTTTTGCGCCTGCATATCTCCATCAATGGTGATATGACTCGTGTCATCTGTACCTCGGAAATTAACGAATCCACCATCAAGTGCTTTTACTGCTTTATCGCTACAGTTTTCAATCAACAATCCGCTTAGGCCTGACGCAACAAAACTTACTCGTGAATTATTTATTGCCGCCAGGCCTGTATTTGCGCCACCAAATACTAGTTGGCCGCTGATCGTAATATTATCGGCTGGCGTTAGTGTGCTAGCTAATATGCCGCAGTTTTTTACAGTAGTTGGCGTTAAAGTTGTGGTGTACTCAATTTGCCCACCGGACTCTGTGATCATGCCGCGACTAGTTACCGCCTTGCTAGTACCATCCAGCGGCACGTTTAGTGCGTGCACATAACTACCGCAGCGATGCGACACTAGCAGCGATTCAACATACGTAGCTCCAGCCGCTGTTTTTATCGTAAAGTCCTGTAATGCAAGCTGACCCTGCGCGTTATAAATACCGTAGTTATAAGCATCGCCCGGCTCAACTATTACATTTTCAGGATTGGCCTGATTGCCCTTAATCACAATCCCGCCTGTCATATTATTACCATCTGTCTGCGTTCTAGCAGCAATGGTTTTGCCGCGGCCAAAAAGTATAGCCGGCCTTGGAAATGCTACTGTTCTCGCGGGAGGCAGGTAATTTGTATTATACGTCCCGTCTGCTAGCTGTATAGTTTGTTGATGTAAAATAACATGCGGTAACTGATCGTATGCATACTGAATAGTTTTAAAAGCACCTGCCCCGACAGCCTCGCCGTTGCCCTGTGCGTCTGTACCCAACACCGGATCGACATACCATATTTTTGCCTCTTTTGTAGCTGTTATCTCATTGAGCGCTACCGCTACCGCTACACCGGCCGCAATATCTTCTGCGCTTGTTCCCGCAATACTAACCGCGGAATCTGTGGCTGCTAGTTCATTTACCCAAGCAGAAGAGCCATTTCCTCCAGTAGGTACTATGATAGAAGAGTTATCATCTA